CCTTATTGCAATTTAAGATTAAAGTCCCGCCAACTTCTTCATTGCAATGATGTTTGAGTTGTCATCATTGTCAACTTTAGCAGTAGTAACGGATTTTTTATCACCAGTAACTTCTTTTGATTCAGAAATTACAGCTTTCTTAGCTACTGGAGCTTCTGCTGCTACTTCTTTGTTCGCAAGAACTGCTGGCAAATATTTGTCAAATACAGACTGTAAACGGTTTGTCTGTACATTTTCTAAAAGCGAACGCATAACTGTTGCTTTACTTTCGTTAAGCGGAGTTAATAGTTCATCCATGATCGCAGTACGAGCGTTCGCTTCTTTGATCATTTTTAATTCTGTGTTTTTAGATTCAACTAAAGTCTTAGCTTTAGTAGTCATCTCAACGGCTTCTGCTAACTTAGCGTCTTTAGCTTCAATTTCTGAATGTAGGCGTTTGATTTCAGCGTTCTCATTAAGTAGAGTAGAGCCGAACTCAGCTGCATACGCTTCAAAAATACGACGACCAAAGTTGTTCTCACGAGCAACTTTAATGTCTTCATGAAGTGCAGACAATTCGTTAGATAGATGCTTGGCAACAACGCCTTTCACTTTAGCAGCGTTATCTGCAACGAAAGATTCTTTCAATGCTTCTAACTTCTCTTTTGCTTCAGCTACTAAACGTACTTTAGATTCAACCAAGTCACGCTTGTCTTGTGCAAATTCGTTAATCTCTTTTGCAAGAGCTTTAACAACAAAGTTTTCCAACTTTGCAAAGCCTTCGCTTTGAATAGCACGGTCTTTACGCAACTCGCTAATTTCCTCTGCTAGTTTTGATGTCATGAAGTTGTTGAACTTGCCAGCACCTTCTAACATCTTAGTTTGGAACTTAACGCGATCTTCAGCAAGTGCAGCTTTTTCTTCTGCAAGAGCTTGAATCTCTGTGTTTAAACCTTCAGAAACCATGCGATCTAATGCTTCAACCATAACACTTTTATCGTGTTCGTAGCGTTGTGCAAACTCTTCGCGGAGTTCTGCACGAACCTCTTCACGAGCTTCTGTTAAACGCTGGTCCCAAGCTTCGTTGAGTTCAGTGCTAACATCTTCGTTAATTAGGCCGCTATCAATCAATGATTTGATTGCATCTAGCATTTATGTAGTCTCCTAACGTAGTTTGAGATCTTTAATTAACTTAACGATCTCTGTTTTTAAATATTTTTGAACGCGGTTATCAACACCTGCTTCTTTAGCCAAAGCATGTAGCTGTTGGCCACCTTTCATATTCATTAAGCCTTCGTAGATGGCTGTTGGATATGCGTTTGGTGCAGAAGGTTGTGCAACAACGTCCACGGTAACGATTTCAAAGTCACTTACTTGACCATTGCCTTCGTTAACGTTGCCTGATCCACGCGATGAAACGCCTAGTTTAACGCCGCTTTCTAGCATTGTTGAAACTAGCTGACCCATCGGTGTTGGTAAAATTTTCATTTTACCGTATCCATTTGGACCATCCATCCACATTTCAGTAATCATGTGGCTTACACGGTCTAAATTAATTTTTAAATCATCTGGGTGATCAACTTCACCTAGAACACTATAACCACCGCTGATCTGTTCATTGAGAGTCTTTACAGCGTTCTCAATCTCATTAACAGGATAAACACGTTGGTTGGCATTCTTTACACCACCTTGGATGCAGATGCCCTTCATATGAAGGCTCTTAGAAGAGCCCTCGCCGCTGGTTTCAACGATAAGTCTTGCAGCGTCGAAGGTTAAATTCTCTTTTAAGTATGCCATACTCTATGGTGTCCTTATACGTTTTTGGTGTTTGGCTCAGTTGTGCCGCCCATGTCTTTAGCTGTTGGAGCAGGACGACCTTTCTCTTCACCGCTTGACATTGCTGGCTTTGCTTCAGCGCCTGCTGCGCCTGAGTTGTCAGCGTTAGCCGATTTTGTGTTAGTGCCTGCTTCTTCAGAAGTTTTAGGAGCTGGTGCTGCTTTTAGTGCTGCGCCTTCTTCTAGTTCTTCAGACTCTTCAGTAATTTCTTCTTCGCCTTCGGTAACTTCTTCTTCAGCTTCAAACATGCCTTCCATTTCTGGTTCCAT